AGGCAATGTTCAAAATAGCCAAAGGGGAGGATGGGCAGGTTATCAACCCCGTCTTTGGAGATTTCAAGACTTCCACATGGCCGGAGTTCAAAAGGTGGATTGACTGGGGCATGGTTGTTCCCAGCCAGAGGCATCGAAAGAACGATGCTTGGTCTCCCCACCAGCCCTTTACTATGGTATTCGTAAACGGGGCAAAGGTTTACTGCAAAGGACTGAAAGACCCAAGAACGGCTCGTGGAGCAAACATAAATTGGCTCTGGTACGACGAGGCCGCATCCGATGAGACTGGAATGTCATGGAAAATAGCCATCGCGTCCGTCCGAGTAGGAGAAAATCCGCAGGCTTGGGCTACAACTACCCCTAAAGGGCAGGAACATTGGGTCTATAAGTTCTTTATTGAGAGGGATTTACCACAAGAAGCGGTTGAATTATTATCAAAAGGTGATAAAATTCTAATAGAGACCTTCAAAGGCACAATTAATGAAAACAAAGAAAATCTTGACCCTGGCTTTTATGCTTCTATCATCAGTGCTTTTCCTTCTGGCTGGCTTCGTGCTCAGGAAGTTGATGGCGAGTTTGCAACTGAGGGTGGCAAGATTGGTGACAGGCGGTGGTTTGACGGTCATATCCTAGAAGACTCTCCAGAATTTGTAGCCAAGAGGGTCAGGTTCTGGGACTTGGCGGGTACTGAGAAAAAGCAGGCCAAGGATGACCCCGACGAGACGGTGGGGTCTTTGGTTAGCAAACGAAGAGATGATGAGAGAAAGACGGATGTTTTTTGTGTAGAACATCAGGTTGCTGGCTGGTGGGCGTGGGAGCAACTTTTGGAAGCAATTGCAAATACCGCAAGACATGACGGGATGGAAATACCCGTAATCCTTGAAGAAGAGCCTGGGTCTGGTGGTAAAAATCAGGTGGCGGCAGTTGCATCCCACTTTAAGAAATTTCCTGAACTAGCACACCATAAAGTTATTGGGCAACGAGCAAGGGACGTAGGCGATAGAGTAATGGCTGCGAATCACTGGTTTGCCATTGCTGCGGAAGGAAGAGTTGAGATGGTTAAAGGCGGGTGGAATGACAAGACTTTAGCCCAGATTGATGGATTTACACAACTTTTGCATGATGATAGAGTTACATCCATTACGGGGGCGATGACCGCACTCAACCCATTCCGTTCATGGAAGAGAGTTCCATTCTTAACTCTTAGGAGTAAGTAGATATAATGGCTATTATGAATACACCAGTACCAACTAGAGAACCCGGACAGAGGTCAAGAAACCTCTCTGAGACTTACCTTACCAGATTTAGCCCTGCATGGAACAGACCGACTGTATGGACAGCAAATACGTGGAGGGCGTGGGTATTTAGTCAGCCTGTGGCAGTCGTTTGCAGGGAGTATCTTATCTCGTCTCTTTTGTCTTTGGATTGGAAGATTACTCCAAGGGAAATGAAATATAAGGACGAGCTAGACTCTACAATAAGACATTATACTAAACTATTAGAGAATGGTGGGAACAACCCAGAACTCGAACTAGATTATACTGGACTGGTGGAATGGGTTGCTGGAGACCTGCTTGATATTCCTTTTGGGGCTGGTGCAGAAGTTGGACGTAAAGGAGATTCTCCCGGTGGCAGGGTGATGTGGGTCAAGCCGTTGGATGGCGGAAGTTTATTTCCCACCCTGAATAAGAACTTTCCTGTTGTGCAATACTGGAATGGGGTTGATGCAGTTTCATTTCCAGCACACGCAATAGCCCGAACATATATGTCCCCAGTACCTAGCATGGATAGACAGGGGTGGGGAATGACTGCCCCAGAGAAGATTTACTTTGCAATAGCGTTACTTAGTCGTGGTGATAAGTACTATGCCAACCTCTTATTGGATATTCCTACAGCCGGTATTATGGATTTGGGGGACATGGAAAAATCAGCGGCGGAAGAGTGGGTAGAGTCATTCAAGACTTTTATGAATGAGACTGAAACTGCTTTTCGTGTTCCTGTTCTATATGAGCACAACAATCCTGTTCAGTACATTCCCTTTGGAAAAGTGCCCAATGATTTGATGTTTGATAATATCACAACCAAATATGCTTCCATCGTCGCCGCCGGATATGGTGTATCTTTGAGCGACATTGGACTAAATCCTGGAGGCGGGACACTTGCTGGCGAGATACGCGGGGATGTACGAAGTCAGAAGAATGGCAAGGCTCGTACAAAATCCAAAGTAAAATACTTCTTTGACCAGATACTTCCAGACACCCTGCAATTCAACTTTGTAGATTATGATAGTGAGTTGAATGTGGCTATGGGTCGTGCAAGACTGGCAAGTGCAACTGCCTTCCGAACCTTCTCAGACTTGAAGATGTTTAGCCCGCAGGAATTGAGAACACAGGCAATTCAAGACGGGCTGGTTTCCATCACCCTGCCTGATGAAGTTCCCGCAGACAGCGAATTCCCCGAACCGATAGCACCCGCTGGAGCGTTTGGTAAGCCTGCTCCTACGGGACTGAAAAAGAAAGTACAGCCCGTTACGGGTAAAGTTGGAAATCCCAAACCCCCGTCATCCGGTGGGGAAGGAGAATTCAACCCCAGAAGTCTTTCCGTAGACAAGGCACGAGCCGCTCTCGACAGTCTGATTTTGAGTACACCGACAATCCATGAATATCTTTCTATGGTGGGAGATGATGAATTCTACATAGCAAAAGCCAACCTGCGAGATGACGGAAACGCATTAATGAGCCATCTGGAGAGCATCGCAGACGGTTTAGGGACTACACCAGAAGAGAAAGCACAGCTTCATGCCCTTTTAGATGGGGCATTGACTGATGTTTTGGACGAAATCGAGAAATCCATAGTTGACAATGTGGAGGATATAGCCTATGATTCTATGGTAGAAACCCTGCTTAGTCGGATTTACGGGGTAGGAAGGATGGAAGAAAGTCCTAGTGAAGCAGTTTGAATTCAAATTATAGAAATGGAGAATAAAGATGGCTAGTAAGAAAAAAGCAGAGTATGCAATGTTCATTCGTGCGGTATCCAGAAATGGTGCGGATACTGTGACCGGAGCAGTCTCAACAGACAATTTCTTTGCCACTATGGAGGAACATTATCCGAGTGGGGCTGGATGGGAAGTATATAACTCAGTGTTTCTTGAGCAAACTCCCGAAGGCTACGTTATGTGCTACTTTTTGAAAAAGGTGAATGAATAGTCTAAACGAACTTATCCTGTTGACCATAGTAGGGAGGATAATTATATGGTTATGGATGCAGTTTCCCCTTCCGGCTTGGGTGGACAACAGCAGAATTGGAAAATTGCATACTTGCAGTGTATGTTCTGGAACGTGGATATACTTTATCATATTTACAATATTTAGGGTGGATTTACTAAATATGGTCGGGTTTCCTGAAACTGGTTTGATAGGGTGGTTTATAGGGGGAGGAATTATTTCATATCTAGTTTATTTGCTAGAGTCGGGCTTTCGTGAAAGATTTATGACGGTGATAATTGAGTAGGAACTCATGGATGATAAATTAATAACATCTCCCCTTGCTGAATTTAGCATGTATATCCATAAGGTTAGCGTGGATAAGTCTGCTGGTGGGGTCATGCGCTGGAGGGCAGTTGCGTCAGATACTTCTCCAGACCTGTACGCGGAGAAAATGTCCAATGAGTTATTTGATGACTTTATTCATCGGATAGACTCAAAATCCAGCGTTGCAGAGCCGTTCAACATGGTTCTGGGTGAAGATTGGGGTGGTGGGATGCCGTATATCTCCATCTCCCACTATAAGTCAGGTACTAATAAAAAGAATGTTCCTGGAGACATTGAGCAGGTTTACCGAGACGGTGACAGGCTCAAGGCAGTTGGGAACTTACATGACAGTAATTTAGGACGTGCAGTATTCAAGTCCCTTTGTGATGACCTGTATTCAGAAAAGGCAAAGCAGGAAGGGAAGATAAGAATATCAATTGGGTTTTTAGACCTTGAGCACAGGCATACTGGTGAAGGGACAAGTCCCGACTTTGTGTTTACCCGCTCAGGTTTGAATGACATTTGTCCCAAGTGTAAAGAAGGCATTGGGAATAAGGTGTATGCTAAAGGGCAACTGGTTCACTTGGCACTTACGAGAGTTCCAGTAAACCCTAGAACGGATATGGAGGTAAGTAAAGCTATGGCAATCGAAACTAAGAAAGAGGATGCCGCTAGTATAATTGGTGTTGAACTATCAGAAACACTTGAAGAAAAATCCCTCGTTGCGTCTGATGCTTTAGTAATCAAATCAGAAGAGACAGAGGTAGATAAGGCCAAGGCAATGATGAAGCACGACGAGATGGCAGAAGGTGAGACCCCCGCAGAAGATAATCCCGCTGAGGAAACTGCCGAGAAAAAGAAAGTCGTCAAGAAAGCTAAAATTGCCCAAGACAAGCAAAGCGAAGAGTTGACCTATGACGAGCCTGACGAAGAAAAACGCGAACAGCGCAGAAACCGTCCGGCAGGTGAAAGGTCACTGCTTCAACTATCAGTTGGCAACATCGAGAGCAAAATTGAGGAAATGAAGTCACAAGGAGTTCCTGCCGAAACCGCCCTTCGTGAAATCCAGCCTCTGTACGCAGCCCTCGGTGAGTTAGTCAAGAAATCAATCATGCCCGAAAAGACTTCGACAGACATCGTTGCAACAGAAGTTACAGAACTTGTTTCTGCTGTCAAGTCCCTTGCTGAAAGTTTATCTACCTTCCAGCAAAATGTGAGTACCGAACTGGCTACTCTCAAGGCACAGGTTGCTACAAAATCAGTAGTTTCTCAGAGTGCCCCTGAACCCCGAAGCCTGAGTGGAAGAAATGTTCCTCCATCAGCCAAGGAATTAGGCCGACCCCTGACAATCTCTGAGATTGCATATAAATCAACCTTTTCGTAGATAATTTCATGCGGTGAAGCCATAGGGCGGCGCGAATTTTATGGAGAAACCAAATGACTGAACAAGTATTAAATCTTGGCACAGATGCAGGCGTTGAGAAGGCGTTTGTATCTAAAGCCACAGACCCTGTTATAAGCCCGGCTGCAACTACACCTATTGACTTTGCAGCCCAGTATCCCCAGCCGTTGAATACGGAAGAACTCATTGCAATGTGTGAGGAATTGGGGGTATGGAAAGCTCTCCCCGAACAACGCACAGCCTTGAAATCCGAGACTTGGCGGGAACTGAATGAACTGGCGTTTACGTCAGGTTCTTCGTACATTTCATTTACGGACGGCGAGTGCCCGACTGAGTACTATCACGATGGTGACAACATCACGATTGACCTCAAGAACATCGGTGCTAAGAAATCACTCACCATCTCTGACATCATGCACTCTGCGGCTGTTGCTGCGGCTGGCTGGAATGGCATCAATCAATTGGTTGGTGGATTTGGTTCTGCTGATGGACTTCCCGGCTCTTTGGGACAGGGAACATTCCTGAACCAGATGGTTGGTGATTTGAAAGCCAAGGAAATGGTTCTTGCATCAACCTTAGTTATGAATGGTTGGGACAGACTGTTGGTGACTGGTGATGTGGGTGGAAATGCCCTCGAAATGGACGGCATTGAGAATTATGTTACGTCTGGTAATGGTGCTCGTGCGAGTACGGTTGACCAGTCAGGTACGTTCTCGGCTGCAAACTTTGACCGCTTCTTGAGTGAAGGTTGTGCTACACCTACTGACATCTTTGGACATCCTCAGGCAATTCA